CTAGCACCTTGAAAAGTACTTTCGTATGTACTAACTTCTAGAATCTCGTCTATCCCTGTGTTAGTTAGAGGATAGTAAGAATAAATTGTTGCGTCCTTTTCAGGGAATATTTTATATACGGCCATGTAAAAAAGTTTCCGGTTACTATATATAAATATTGCAACCGGAAGCTCCTAATCTAATTATGTATTATTATGCCAGTAAGGCGTGATATTCCTTGAAGTGTTTGATTCTATCAGGTAATCCAATAGTACCACCGTTAACACGTTTAGTAATTTGTGTAACAACTGCGTCAGTTGCGCCACCATCCGCCAATTTATGTAAACCATTTTTACTAAAAAACCATGCTGCTGATAATAGAGCGTATTTTTCTGCTACCACTGTTGGGTTAGCTGCGATATCTTCATTAATTGATTTACCAAATGCTGTATAGTTGTCTTTTCCTGTTAATTGGATATAACCACGACCACAATACTTAGCGCCATCACCTGTTGCTTCAGCACCGTTACCCATTCTGTTACCATATACTTTATTAGCAATCTTTTCAGGTTTGCGAGCATATTGATTAGCTAATGCTTCGGTTGGGAAATATTTTTTAAATATACCCATTAAGCCTTTAGCACTATAATTTAAGTTTTCTTTAGTTAATCTAAATCCACCTGATTCATGACCGCATTGGGCTAAGAAATGAGCTAAACGTAGTGGGGTATTAATTTGAAATTTTTCCATCACACCAGGTATTTGAGCAATAACTGTATCTGGAATATGTCCTTTTAATTTGTCTAAATTCATATTTTAATTTTTATAATGTTACAATTCTACCTTGTATATCAACATCAGGGAATCTAATTTCAAATATAGATGGATCTAATGATGGATATATTATATTATTTCTAGTTGCACCATGAATATCATAGCTGTATGGAGAATAATCACCACCAGATTTATTTACAACTTCAACTTTAGTAATTGATTGAACTCCTTTAACCTGTATTAAAGTAGAATTAATATCAGATATAACAAATGGTTTATTAATTTGCATGTACTCAATACTAAATTTATCTTTTAAAGCATCTATACAATTACTTAATACCTCTTTATTATTAAATGTTGGTAATACAGAAATATCAAAGTTAATACCTATATTTAAATAATAAGCATTTTTAATATTGATAGCATCTGTAGCCATTCTGTACTGTGATAAATAATTTTTAATATTATTCTTAAGTGCAGAAGAAGGAGTTGTTAAATTTTTATTTGCATTGTATCCTAAAGCATATAAACTAATAGATAAAGGATTATTGTCTAATAATCTATCGTTTCCTGAATTAACTGATAAAGCAAAATCATTTATAGCGTATACTTTAGCAACGGCACCAAAATGGCTAGGCATACTAAGTACTCTATTAATATAATCTTCTTTAGTTACAACTCTGTTTTGAGAAGAGAAAGAATAAAGAGTATTTTGTCTAATTTCTTCAACTGTATCTTCATCTCTACCTCCAATAGCAGGTTCAGGATTAGTGATAATCATGCTATTAAAAATGTTTGTATTTTGAGGAGATGTTACAGTACCATTAAACGTAATATCAGCTAAATTAAATTTTCTATTTACAATTTCGTTAGAAGAAACGTTTGATGTTATACCACCACCCACAAGATATTTTATTGTTAAAACTCCTGTTGGAGCTAAACCATACTCTCTTGTAGTTACTACTGCTGCTCTATTGAATGTATTGTTTGGATCATATACATTAACATCTGTACCTAAATTTAAGTTATTTGGGTTAGGTAAAATAGAAGTATCTGAAGATGAATTAGTTCCTGCTCCAAATTGTAATTCTAAGTCACCATTTTCTTTAAATCTTGTTACAAATCTTCTAGGTGTTTCAATATAGCTTAATAAATAAGGAATTGAATCAGAATTATATGTTGGATTAGTAGCTTTTTGAGGAATACCTTGTTGAGCTAAATATGGAACTTCATACCAAATATTACTACCAGCATCAGTAACCTGTAATATGTTTAATATTTTATTGTCAGATATAGTAGTACTAGTAAACTTTTGTGGTGTATTACCAAAATCAACAGTAGTTGTTTTAATTTCTGCTGATATTGCTTTTACTGTTTTTGTTACTCTGTAGTAACCTGTTTGATCAAAAGTAATAACTCTATTTTCTGCTTTAGAAAAATCAACTAATTCTGTAGTTAAAAATTTAACACCACTAATGCTTTCAACAACACTATTCTCAGGAATTATAATATAATAATCGGCATTTGGAATATCAGTATTGGTTAATATGTTAGTTACTATAGGAACTAATTGAGATATTTGTAAATCAACATATGAAGAATAAGACATTTTAGGTCTGTAGCCTAAAGCATATGCTAATGATAATGCATTGTCTTTTTCCTTTGTATATAAAAGTAAGTTTTCTTGGAATTGAGTATCTAAATAGAATGATAAAACATCACCAACGTAAGATGCCATTTCAATAAACATCATCCCTGGAGATGCGTCTGAGAAATCATTATATGCCGTTGGAAAATAAGTTTTAGCATGTTTTATCAATGTAGACTTAAAGTCACTAAAGCTTTTATTTAGATATGATATGTTTTTAGTTTCGGACATTATTCAAAGTTAATTTGTATTTCATCAGCTTCACCTGAAATTTTCATGCTATATTCAACTTTTACATTTATTATATGCTCATCAGGGGTTGGGGTAATAACTACGTTCCCTAAATTTATTTCAGGAATAAACATTGCTATACCCACTTTTATATTATTTTCAATTTTACTAACATTTTCATTATTAATAAAATCAAATATAGATTTTTTTATGTCACAACCAAATTCAGGATTTTCAATTCGTTCACCTTTATTAGTTAATAAGAGGTTAATTAAATTGTATTTTACCTGTTCTTTAGTACTATATGTACTTTTAAAAGCCGAAGGTTTATTAAAGGGCAAACCAACACCGATTGCAATGTTTTTTTGCAAGTCTCTAGGATCTACACGGTATGTTTTAGGTACTGCCATTATTAACCTTGTGTTTGTACCATTTGTCTTATTTCTTGAGGAGTAAGATTAGCAGCGGTATCATTAATAAACGCAGCAAATGGATTATCACTTGTTGGGTCTACTTTTAATTGTGATTGAGGTTTGGCTCCAGTACCTGGTACTCCAAACATTTCTGCCATTCTATTCCCCATTTGGGATCTCATACCAACACTGTGTACATCCCCGCTATCAAATGACATCGAGCGACCTTCAGTAAGTGGTTGAGTTGTTTGTGGTGTTACACCACTCTTTAATTGTTCTAACAGCATTAAGCCAAGTTCTTCACGAACTGCTTCACGTACTGCTTCTTTAATTAACGATTTAAATTGTTTAGCTTCCATAACAATAAATATTAAGGTTTGAGATTTTGTTGATCTATGATTAATTTAAGTTCTTCAATAAGGATGTCTGGGTCTAAGGTAAATGATCTAGAAGATTGTATTACCTCAACACCGTCTCTACTAATAGCTACAGCATATCTGCGTTTATTTCCAGCAACGATAAATTTAGGATCATTTTCTTCTTTAATAGCAAATTTGAATCCTTTATATCCTGTGCTCAAATCACCAAGATTACCTGATGGTGAAAGTGATGCTAAAGCTTTATCTAAATCCGTTCTATCAAATGCAGCTAAATTAGAAGGTTCATCAAAGAAAGCATCAATTTCTTTAAGTCTTTCTTTTTGGTCTTCTAACTCTTCAATAATTCTGTCTAGTAATGATCCTATAATAGCAATAGCTGCTAAAATACTACTTATAATTTCAACAGCCAATTCGTATTTCTTTCTAAATCTTTCTTTAGCAGGGGTTACAACATCGGGTGCTGGGGAGGGTACGGGGATTGGTAAAAGAATATCTGCTAAAAATAAGATAATATCTAATATAGATAATATAAGTGCTATTCGATCCAAAGTACCTTTTATAGAATTAATTTTAGCTTCATTTTCCTTTATAATTCGTATAGCATTGTTTCTTAATAAAGTAGCTTTTTTAACATCATCTTTAGATTGGATATTATCAATAACATTATTTACACTATCAACTAATTCTTCTATTTTTTTATTTCGTACAGAAACTAACTGACATGTTATAGTTAAAGCCGCCATTATTACAGGAACAGGATTCTTTTTAGCAGCTTTAATAGCTCCTTTTAATAAGTCTTTTAATATCCTTCCATTTTTTCTTTTAGCTCTTTTATAACTTTTCTTTAAAAAGTTTTTAACCTTTTCGTCTGCCATTTTTAATTTAGAATTAATAGCTTCTTTAGTATTTTCTATTAATTTAGTATATTCTTCTGTTTTTTTATCTATAAATTCTTTTAAATCTTTTTCTTCTTCTTCAAAATTTCCTTGTACTATATCTTTAATTCTATCTGCTTCCTCTCTAGTAATGGATTTATTTACAATACGTTTATCTAAATCATCAAATTTTCCAAATGTATCTGCCTTTAAAGAATCATATCTCTTTTTAGCAGCATCTATATCATTCAAAACCTGCTGAACAGGTCCTGAAGTCATTTGTTTTCCCTTTTCAATAGCCATTTCTGCTATTTTAGAAGCGTCTAGGTTATTTTTAATGGATTCTAATTTACCTTTAGCTGATGCTGCACTAGAAACTAATCCTGCTATGTTAACTGTATTTGACATTATTTGGCTACTCTTACTTTTTGTGATTTAATAGTAATTAATTTTGGAATTAAATTATCAACTGATTCTTTTAAACCTCTAGCAGCTGTATTAAGCTGAGTAATAGGGGAGCCTTTTGATCCATTTAATGCAGACGAGCATATTGTGCTAAATGTAGATAAACTTGTAAGCAATGTATTTAATAACTTAACAGTTTCGTTACCTAATAATACAGGTTCTTCAGGAATTTTACTTCCATTCATTCCTAAAAATATAACAGGTGAATTAATTACCGTTTTATCATCAGCATCTAAGCTAATAGTATTTTTGGTATATAACTCAATATTGTTGTGAGCAAATAATAATACATTTTCTTTTTTAGAATTAATAACAACTCTATCTGATGTTAATATTGCTTGAGATCCTTCTATATACTTATTTGGTAAAGTAGTTGTAGTAAGAGGATTTAATTTAGTTTTAGAAACTTGTAAAGGAACTTTTTGGGAAGATGTTAAATATAAAGCAGAAAAATCTTTATTAATATTTTCAACATATAATTTTCCACTCCCAAATTTATGACCATTAGTTAAAATAGTAATTGGATCACCATTTCTACCACTATCACTCCAAAAATTCTCTCCAGTATTAATTTTATTTGTAGAACCAAATCGTAAAGTATTTCCAAAACGACCTTCGAGTATATAATCACCTTCAAAAGGTAAAAGACTTTCTATTTTTGAATTTTCATCAAATCCCAAACCTAAAGGATGTTCTGCATCTGCTGTTTGAGCATTTGAGTGGTTATTACCCCATAAATTAATATTTGTTATATAATAATATGAAGGGGCATTATTTGATTTACTCTTCTGTGTGTTTGCAGATGGTAATGAAAAAACTAAGATTAATTCTCCATTTAGGGGAATATATTTTTGATTTGGAAATAAAGGTTTAGCTGTAGAATACCCTAAAACAGTATTACTTGTAGTATTTTCTTTGTAATTATCTGTTAATTTACTTGATGGGTAAAATTTAAATAATACAGTTCCAACACCAGCCCA